CCACATTATTTTTTAGACCTATTTTTAGATTTAGACATAACTCTCAAATTGCTTATAGAATTATTATTAGGATTTCCGTCTTTATGGTCTATGTCTTTACCTTTGACAGCACTAATACCTAATTTTTTAATCATTAGATTTCTAGCTATTCTTCTTTTTTGCCTATTGTTTCTGTCTTCTTTAGTTCGAATTGCGTATTCTCTTTTGTAATCACGCATTGTTTATAGGATTGTAGATTTAGCCAATCTATCTGTTACTTCTTTTCTATAAGCTGGGTCTTTTTCATATCTTGGGTCATTCATAGCTTGTGTAACTTGTGCGATTGACCTAAAGGCATCTGAAGAAAATACATCGCTATCTCCTTCAAAAAGCTCTTGTCTTTGTGGGCTAGATTTATTCATTCCAGCAGTTGCCATTAATCCTCTAACAGCTAACTTCATAGCTTCTACAGAACCATTAGAAACAATATCATTAAAACTTGAAACTTCTTGTTCAGATAAATTTTGAGAAGCCCAATTAACTAATTCTTGATATTTTTCTTGAGAACCAACTTCATTATAAATTTGAGATTGGTAACTTTGAGCTATAGATTTTTGACCTTCTATATACCCATCAACTATTTCTTTAGTTAATCCTAATTTAGCAAGTTCTTGATATGATTTTTCTGATAATGAACCTTGCTCTACATATTCATCATTATATTTATCTAATGAAAAATTTTCTGATTTAACTTCTTCAGATTTATTTTTAGGTTCTTCTTTTTTAACTTCTTTATTATTAGATGAAAATTTCTTTTCTAATTCAGAATATGCTTTAGCTAATTCTTCAGCAGATTTAAACTTTTCAGGAAGCCATTCAGGTTTTTGTTCTGTACTTTCTGTTATTGATTTTGGTTGTGATATTACTGTTTGTGTTCCTGAATTTGCAGAAATTACTTCTGCTCCTACATTAACACCTGCTATACCTAAATCTTTAGCAGATTGTTCTAAAGTTATTTCTTTATTATCTGGTTGTACTTCTACTCTTTGAGTATTCATATTTTTTCCTATTGTTGATTGGTTACTTGTTTAACAGCATCAATCATTCCTTGTGGATTATCCGCATTAGCTTTACCAAGCTCAATGGCTACACGAGGGTCTGCAAGTGATTGCTGTGCAAATTGTTGCAGTTGTTGTTGCTGTGTTTCTTGTTGGATTTGTTCTGCTGATTTAATTAATCCTGCGGTATCAACACCATTTGCTACTGCAAACTTTTTGATAGCATCTTCAAGATTAATGTATTGAGCTAGAACATTTGCTCCTAAAGTTGAAGCAAGGTCAGACATAAATTGAAGTAATCTTATTCTATCTGAACTTCTTCCTAGTGCTTCCAATCCAACGATGATTTTTGGCTTCACTATATCTTTAGGTAATTCTGGTAATAAATTTGCTTCCTTCAGCATTGATATTTTTGCTTTTAAATATGGAAGTTGAAATTCTGCTGTAAGTAATCCATAGACACCACCAAGAGCATCTTGTAATTCATTTGCTATTAGAGAAATTTCTGTAGCAGTAACTCTTTCAGCTTGTCTTTGAACTGAAGAATTTAAAAGAAATGCGTATTGTAATCTTGTTTCAATTTTATTTATTGTATCTAGTGCAACTTTAAAATCTGCAAATTTTCCCATTTGTAAGACTGTTACATCTGCGGAATTACCTTCAATAATTGCACCATTATTAGCTTTAGCAACAGAAGAAACTCTGGTCGAACCATTTGGAGCAACCATAAATAAACATTTAGCTGAAGCTGTAGAACCTTCTAAAATAGCTCTAGTTAAACCTTCTAATGATTTTAAATCTCCTAAATATGCTTCTACTAATCCTCTACCATAATCTTGGCCATCAACTCTATTAAATCGTAAAGCAATAAAAGGAAGCTCATCTAATTTATATTCCTTTTTTAAAATTTGTTTTTTACCTACTTCTTGAATTAAACAATATTTATTCTGTTCTCTATAAATATAAGTATATAAATTAAGATTTTTTTGTTCCTCATCAGTTTTTTTTGTAATTAATTTCGCAAGTTCAGGTGGGAGAGAGCTTGGACTAATACTTTCTTTAATAATAATTTTTAAAACTTCACCTTGAGGATTTCTTTTTACTACATAATTTTCTAAACGATAAACTCTTAATCCTTTTTCAGTTAAACGTAATAAACAATTACCACCAACAATTAACTGTTTAAGAGCTTCATAAACATTAACTCTATCTGAAGTAGCTTCAATGTTATCCATTATAGCTTTTTCAATTTGAGCTAAACCTTGTTCTATAGTTTCTTTTTGTTGTGGGTCTTGTTGTAATTTTTTATAAACTAAATCATCTATTCCTAATCGGAAGAATGGTGATTGTGGGGGAAATAAAGCTAACATTAGCTTTGATGATAAGTTCATAACACCTCTTGAACCTACGGATTGGTATGGTGTTGGAAAGTTTGTACTTTCGTTTGAACCTTTAGGTGGGAATAAATGAGGTATAGTTAGTTCTGCACTATCTCTTGCTCTTTCTATAAATACTTCTCTATTACTTTCTAGCTTTGTAAATTCACTCTCAATTTTAGATTTTTCTGAATTGACTTTATCCGATAACGTATATCGTTCCAAAGTTTAGCTTTCTAGCTAGTTGGATAATTTAAGCCACTACCATCTGAAGTAAGAGGTATTCTCAAAGAACCTCTGCCTAATCTAATTCTTGATTTATTAGATGCTGTAGTAGAAGCATTATCATTTTCTCCTGCTACTTGCGGTGACATTTGTTTTTTACCTGCCACACCTTGAGATACTGCTGGTGGTGTTGGTGGTAAAGGTTCTGGTGCTGGTGGTGGGCTTGGTGCTTTAGGTGAAGGACACATAAAGTTAATTCTCCTGTTGAATGTTAAATTGATTGATTAAATGATTTACGACTGACCTTTGGCCTGATTTGTAGTAAATTTCTTTTTCACTATCTTTTAAATCTGGGCATTTGTCTGGGAATAGAGAATTTAGATATTTTATTAAATCTTCTCTAATAATAGGTGTTTTTAATTTATCTGACATTGGCTACTCCTAAAGTGCAACCAATCAGTTTTTTATTCATTTAACTCTCCTGCAATAGCCGAATAACCACAAGCATCTACATAATCATCTATGTTATGTTCACCTGCTTTTGTTCTGGCTAATTTCAATAAAACCATAAGGATTGCAACGTCTTTAGGTGTTATTTTCATCTCTAAATAAGCACTCCAAAGTAGAGCTATATTATTATGATTAACTAATTTATTTCCGTGAGTTCTATCTCTATCGCCATTAACTAGCTTTTCTGCTTGTTGCAGAATTTGTGAAGTCTTCATATCTATAATTAAAAAGTTTAGGTTTGTTTGTTTTAAAGTTGTATTCACCAGCTCTTAATATTCTTGCTAATCTTGCTTGATGGTAAGCATCGTCAGGTACATATTTATTTCTTACAAATTCATTAATTACTGCTTCCCATAATTCATCTATATTTTTCTTATCTAATAAAACTCTAGATGCTTTTACAGCTCCAACACCTACACAACCTTTGTAACCATCAGCTTGGTCTCCAACTAATACTTGAGTGCAAAAATTATAATCAGCTTTGTTAGCATCTACATATTCAATACTGTCATCTATTATAAAGCAATGCCAACCAGATATTGTTCTCATATCTTTATCACCAGATACTATGACAGATTTATCTTTGTATTCTCCTGTAGCTAATAAACCAATAACATCATCTCCTTCTAAATTAGGATAGCTTTGAGTTTTAAAATTATTAGTAATCCATTTCTTTAATTCATTATAACAAACAGGTTTTCTAATTACCTTTCTATAAGATTTATAAGAACTATCTAATTCTTTCCTAAAATTATTTTTATCTGAAAAACAAATTAAGGCATCTTTTGATTTTGTATGTTCTAAATAAAATTGAATAGATTGAACCCATAATTGTTTTACTATTCTAAAATCACAATGTAATGTCCAAACATCATCTCCCCAATCTGTAGGTGTTTCTTGTGATGATGATATTTTATAAGCAAGTAAATCCCCATCTACTAACATTATTTTATTTTTGTTAGCATAAAATTCATTCATATTTTTCATTTTTTATCTCCATTAATTAAAATCATTTCAACAATGCAACTAGTTGGTAAAACATTTCTGTCACCAAAAGAGGTAATCCTAAAATGTTCATCTACTGAATAAGATGCAAAGGTTCTTACAAATTTATTGTCTTTTGAAAAAACATAACCTTCAATGACACAATGGTCAGGATTAAAGTTTTCAAATTCTTTTTCATCACACCAACCTGTATCTCCTGTTGGGTCAATAAAAACTATTTTGTATTTTTTATACAATTCAATCCTGTCCAGTTCTTTTTTCTTCATCATTTTTAGCT